CGTTGCCAACACAGTTGTGTCTGTAAATGTTTCCACAACGGGGACAGCAGCGGCGCAAACGGGATCTGGAACGGGGACCATCTCATGACAACCCTTTCTGAGTCCCTGCTGAGAGATTTTGACTACGGCAAAGAAACAAGCGCCAGCAGCGACTATCAAAACGTTGTGGGGCTCGCAAATCTTAAGAAAGCTCTCTTGCGAAGAATGCTTTGCACGCCAGGGGCCAACGTCACAATGCCTGGCTACGGCGTGGGAATAAAACGCTGGCTTGGTGCACCTCTTACGTTGTCTGAACAGAGAAAAATTGCGCTGGCCATCGAGGCTCAATTCATTTTGGAAGAACGCATTGAATCGGTGAACTCAGTAAAAATAACGCTTGATGTGATAAACCCTTCGCTCTTCACAATCGAAGTGGGCGTAACAGTTCGTGGCATTGGCGACACAACATTTTCTTTTGACCAACTAGGGGCATCATAATGGGCGTTCGCACCACACAAGAAATTGAACTCGAATACATTGCAGCCGTGCAGTCGGCCAGACCCGACCTCACAGACACAAGTGAGGGGAGCAATCTTGACGTCTCAGCGAAGGCCGCGGCGCTAGCTGTGTCTGAGATAGCTAGGCTCACACTCGAAGAGTTTGCAAAGACGTTCTTTGACTCTGCAAATGGTCCTGAAGTGACAGGTGGCCCAGACGACCTTCAAACGCTCGCTGTGGACCATTTTGGCGAAGATTTCTCGAGACCAGAAGCTGTAGCTGCCTCTGGAATAGTCACTTTCTCGCGCCCCACAGCAGCAGCCGGGAACGTGTCAATTTTGACGGGAACTATCGTCACCACGGCCAAGGATGCAAACGGCGTCAACCAACGTTATGCCACCACGGCGGATGTTACCTTAACGGGAACGACCATCGACGCACCTATCACAGCCGTCATCGCTGGCGCTGACGGAAACGCCGACATTGGCAAAGTGAATCTCATTGAATCCACACTCACAGACCCCACAGTGGTTGTGACCAACGCGGCGGTTATTGCTGGCGGCGCTGACACAGAGACAGACGAAGAATACCGCGAAACAATTCGCAATCTTTTCTTATCACTCAAAGGCGCTGTGAAGTCAGCCATCGAAGCCGCTGCAAAAAAAGTGGGTGATCTTAAAGATCAGATGGATGACCTTAACGAAGCTGGTAAAATATTTGCAGCAGGCGATAAGTTCGAGCAAATAGGAACGGCATTAGGAAGTATCACGGGCAAGTTAGCAAGTTTGGATTTCTCAGGGGCAAATTCTCAGGCGAAGTTATTGTTAAGCATCACTAAGTCAATGACATTTGCCGAAGCATCTAAGGGCATAGCTGACTTAGGAAGCACGTTATTAAATGTTGGTAAAGCTTTACTTTTAAACCCTTTGTTTCTGATCGGTGCGGCAATTGTTGGAATAGTATCAAACTTCGACGAACTTAAGAAAAGTGGCGGAGCTCTTGGAGCCACCATGCGCTTTTTAGATGATGTAATGACCGGAGCGAAACGCGCTTTTGATGATTTAACAGATGCAGCTAACCTCACAAATAATGCCCTTGAACGAGCTTTAAAGAATCAGATCAAACTAATAACAAGGGCAAACGAATTACAGCAACAAGCCTCCAATGTTCAGATCGCTATTCGCAAAGCCCAAGGCCGAAATACAGATAAGCTCGAACAGGAACGTTTAAGATCTCAAGCCGATTTTGCAGCCCTTGAAATAGCCAACATTAAAAAACAAAATGCCCTTAAAGGCATTGAGGCCAAGAAGTTTAGCCAAGAAGATAAAGACAGAATAAAGGAACTGAGCAAAATTGTAGTTGAATCCGAAACGGGCGTGGCTTCCAGTATTATATCTGCTTGGACCGCTGCTCGTAACGCCCTGAGAGATTTAGCAAAGGATATTAAAGGCGAAGCGGATAGAAGCAAAGCCTTTGACGTTGAATTTAAACTAAAGCCATTAAGCAAACAACAAATTCAGGCTCAGTTTCAATTACAGCGTAATGAGGTAGCGCGTAACCGCCAAGAAGAAATAAACGCCGCTGCATTGGAGTTTGAAGGTGAAGCGCGTAAGGGTGAGATCATTGCTAAGATCAAACAAAAGTATGGTTTGCAATACACCTTACTAAAGAAACAGGAGGCCAAAGCCATTATTGATGCAGAAAAGGAATTGGCATTACGTCAATTCGAGATCATTAAGGATGCAGACGATAAGCGCCGGGAAAAGGACAGCACTAAACTTGAAGCGGCCAAAAACCAACAGGATAAACTTGAGGCTATTTATGAAGCTTCAATTCTTGACGAGGCGTTGTTAGAAAGTCAAAAGGCTCAAAACAAGTTACAGATCACCGAGAGTTATTATAACGACCAAATCAAATTAGCCGAAAAGAACTTACAGGCCGATAAGCTTTTAGCTGCTCAGAACATTAAGATTTTACAGGACGATATTGATAAGCGCAAAGCCGCTAAACTCGACACTACCTTACAGGAACAGGAATTAACACAGCTTAAAAAGGATCAAAACGCTGAAATTGCCAAAGCTGAATCAGACTTAGCACGTTTCCAAATCGATAAAAAAGCAGAGGTAGCCGTAGCCACGCGTAACATTAACGAACAGATCTTGGCCGAAGAACAAGCGTTGATCGACAGTCGTTTTGAAAGAACCGATGCAGCTCTTGAGCTTGACAATGCCCGTAATAGTACCCGACTTAAGAATCAATTGGATTTTGAAAGAAGCCGTTTAGCGTTACTTAAAAACTCAGGCAAAGAATATACTGAGGAATACCGCGACCAACTTGACAAGGTTAATCTACTTGAAAAAGAGAGCATTAAACAAAGGCGCTTAGAGAACATCGGGTACTTTGAAACATTGGCGAATGCCGCTATCGATGCAACAAATAAGATTTTGGATGCTAAGATTAAAGAGATCGATGCCCTTACATCATTACAGGAAAAGCGTGTGGCCGATGCCCGTGAAATAGCCTCCCAAGGAAATGCTCAAATGCTTGAGCTCGAACAAAAACGTTTGGATGATTTGAATAAACAGAAAGAGCAATATGTTAGGCAGCAACAAGCTTTAGCAACCTTGGAGTTAATTGCGAATACAGCCATAATGATTTCAAAAGCAGCCGCAGAGGGTGGAGCTGGTGCCGCGTTTACAATTGGTGCCGCATTGATCGCTTTATTTGCCGGGTTACTTGCAGCCCGTCAAGCGGCTGGAACCGCTGCCTTCTATAAAGGTGGTGAGTACGGATATACAGGCGATGGAGTTGCAACACAGGAAAGCCATAAGCTAGGCGCTAAACCATACGTTTACCATAAGCGTGAGTTTATATTCGACCATGAGAATACTGATAAGTACCGCGACATATTCCATAGAATACACCGTGGCCAAATTGATCTGAGGGAATGGCAAAACAAAGCTGAGTTGTTCGACAAAATGAAAGGTGGCATTAACACCATGAATCCGATCATCATAAAAACCACCGCCGGAGTTGACGGAGCGCGTTTGGATAATGTTGAAAAACTATTAAGCCAGTTGATTGCTGTTACAGAAAGCAAAGATCCGGGCAGTTTCCATTTGGATAAGGACGGTTTATTTTTTGGCATAAAAAGATTCGGTGAACGTCGAAAATTAATCGATAAATTAGCACGATGAAAGCATACTTAGATAATATTCCGGTTACTTCACAAAACGAAAGCCTTGTTTATCCCGATATAACCCTTAGAAAAAAGGACGAAACAGGGGAAAGGGCTTTTTCGTTTACAGGGGATTTATTGTTTACGGGTGCGGATTACACTTACCTATATTCTAAGTTAGTTACCGATCCAAATGCATTGACAAATAAGGTAGTACTTAAATTAGAGAACGATTGTTGTACCCAAAAGCAGACCTATGAATTTTATATTAACCACGAAAGTCTTGAATGGTGCGATGGGGATTGTTCAATAACAGCCGCAGCGGTTGAAAAAAGTATTGGCTCAGATCAATACACGTGTTTAAAGAACACCCTTATTTGGGATAATCATGCAGGGTTTACAAGTCAGCAACATCCACGCTTTTCGTATTGTAGTGAGTTACGTCCTGACTGGCTAACCGATGTAGTGATTATCCTTGCCATAGCTACATATACCCAAATATTAATGTGGATTCCTTTATTAGCCGTACTGATAGGTCTTTTTAATATGGTTAACGGTATCATTGCTTGGGCTAACTCAAACTTCGGTACTTCGTGGAATCAATTGACGTTTGCCGGATCTACAACAATTGACCTTAATACACTTCAATCTTTGAACAACCAACTTGCCGCGTTTGTGGTAGGCTGTGGGCGTAAACACCCATCACCGTTGGTTAGGGATTACGCCGATAACGTATGCAACAAATGTGGGATTACTTTTAAAAGCTCTATATTCAAAAACCCTGTAAGTCCATATCACAACACTTGTTATGTAAGCGCACCGGTTCACAAAGGAGTTAAGGAGGGTGATATTGTTACATATTGGGTTGACGAAAACAAGCCTATCCTTAACGGGACAAAATTCTTTAACCAACTTAAAGGGATCGTTAATGGAGATTATGAAATTGTTGGCAATACTCTAACATTTGAGCGCCGTGATTACTTCGTCCCACAAACCCCTTGGCTTGACCTTACAACTTATAAGCCGGTGATCGGTGGTATTAGCACTTGTTGGAAATGGGCGAACAGAACAGCCTATTCTTATGCTTCGTTTGAATATTTCAAGGACGGTGTGAATTGGGTTGGCGGTGAAGCAAAGCAGCGTTGGGACGATATTGTTGAATGGAATAACCCTTACTCTCCATTACAAAAAGACGAGTTTAAGCCATTGATCGAATTTAGTTCATGCCGGTTTAGGGACGATGGAATCGATAGGGATGCCCTTACTTCGTGGGAGTGGGCACCAGTGATAGGGCCGATAATTAAGAACTACAAAGATGCGATGTTATTGAATTCCCACACTTGTTACCAACCTATGTTATTAATTTGGGACGGTAAAAGTAAGGCGAACGCAACGGTTTCGGGATCTGCCATCAACATTCCGGGTTATCCAAAAGCAGGGGCAAACCAATTCTATAACTATCCGTTTTGGTTTGATGCAAATTATCCAGGCAATCTTTACGATAACTTTTGGGCAATTGAAGATCCAAGAACCAGCGGATTCCAAGGGTTTGATTTTGAGGCAGAGCTTATATTCGACTGTGCTTTATTAAGCGCCATTGATTTAGATGGAATGGTGAACACATCAAAGGGCATGGGCAAAGTGAACAGCATCGCAATAAGTTTCAAGAAAAACACAATGATTATTAAAGGAACAGTATAATGGCAATTACACTTACATTAACAAAGAAACGCGTTCGGACAAACTTGCCGGGGGCTAGTCCCACTAAGGATTGGGACGATGCAGACATCACAAATAGTGAGAATAGAATTGGAGAGCGAAAACGCCTCCATTTTGAGTTTACAAGCGATACGTCATTAGCAAATACGAACATTTATATTTCACCAGCTCTGTTTATTCCTAACGGGTATGTGTTAAGCGTACTTGGTCCGCCGGCTGTTTGTTGGTCTTGCAATATTCCAAGCACCGCAGCGGCGACCTATACTTGTTCATATAACGGGGGTGGGAATATCTTTCCTGACCGCGCCATTAACTACGAGGTTTCAGTTGAGGTGATCGACGGCACACATTTTAAGGTTTACGTGGACTTCTTTCAAACCTATGACACGGGCGGATATTTAACACCAGTAAACGACGATAATCACTCACGACTTTTAAAGGATAGATCATCAAACACATCTGAATTGGTTGTTTCGGGAAGCTCTGTTTATAACGATACTAACGTAGATGGCCGGTGTTTAATCTACATTGAAGATGCCGTGACCGATTCAAACTATGGATTCAGCGAAGTTACTTTAGGTGGCTACAAAGCAGGTTTCTTTAGTTACAACAATCATAACGCGGCACCTTACTTTTCAGTACCGTCTTGGACTGTAAAATACGGAGGCAATGCCATAACCAATATAAAAAGTATTGGCGATAATGACATAGAGTTTACAATCAGTTCACCGGCGGCTCCAACGGCCATGTATATGTGGCTTATTAGAACTGACACCACGAGTTTAACAACTGATTTCTTGACTAATTACGAATACGACCTTCAAGACATTACAAGCTCAAACACAGGGGGTACTAAAATAAAAGGCCCTTATGTTGATCTTGCCTTGGTTTCGGGAACAACCTATAAAGCCACATTCAAAATAGATGGTACACTTTTAACCGTTGGGGCTACTTACAGAATGATTGCGGTGGTGTACAACACATCAGGCGTTTATAAGGTAAACAGCTTTATCTCAGACGAGTACTCGGTAAGCGCGGATAACGAATATACAGGTGACGGAATTGAGTTTAAAGGACGTTTATGTGATGTTCAACGTGAATTCACAGGCGACAATTTAGAGTGTGTTATTGAAGAGCGCATGAAGTCGAAAATTCGCCTTAACTTCTTTAACGACAAGTTTAAAGATGACATCTTTAACCGGCTTGGGCTTGTGATCACAAACGACATACGCCGTTACCTTACAAGTATTGAGTTCACCATTTACGAGGAATACACCAATTATTTAGGGGATGTAAAAAACATATTTGATTATCGGGTTTTAAATAAAATATCGATGGCCTCTTATTTGGGAGGCGATATAGATTCGGACTTCCAAACTGATTACGCTGAATTTGCAGCCGAATGGCGTAACAGATACGAAACCGCAACAAGCTGTATTCAAACCTTAGTAAACGATGTTAACTTTTTACCGCTTCAAGCCGATCAGTATTGGGGAGGCAAGACCCTAAAAATTGACTGGAAGTTTACCTTTTACTATGACGATTATGTGTCGCCATTTACTGATGAAATGGTTTACACACAACAAATTAGGGTTAAGGATTATGAACCTGCGTTAATTGCAATAAGCTCAGATTCAGACATTGTGCCTTGGTGTAATAACGTAAACATCTGTATGGCCGCTACGGTTGACCCAACTCAGATCACATCAGAATATAACCTTATAAATAACATTGAGGTTTATCCGAGTAACGTTGCAGCTATTGAAGAACGTGAAGAATGGGTGCCAGACGAACTGGCCCAAGAAACAACCGACAAGATTTATGATCAGGAAATAGCATTTGACGAAACGGAAGCTGGAAAAGCAAAATGGTGTATCGACACATCAAAATTATCCCTAAATTCGCAATATAAGATTTCAGCTATTGCCAAAAAGTATTATGCGCGTTACCGGTTTATTACAGAAGATGCACTTTCATTGATTAAAACGGAAACAATGGAGCAATTAGTTAACGAAATAAATTAAAAATTTAAGCCATGATTGACAAAAAATTATCCGATTTACCTTTGGTAACGACATTACCACTTGATCCCGATTCATTATTGTTGGTATCAGAAGATGACGGGGCTGGAAATAAAACCTCAAAAGCCATAAAGTTCTCAGACTTACAGGCCGCGGCTGGTCCCGGTTCTTGGATTGCTCCAACGCTTAATGCTGGATGGGTGGACCCTCCATTACCTTGGGCACCTGCTGGATATAAAAAAGACAATAATGGGCGTATATCTTTAAGGGGATTACTTAATTATAGTGGTGCTGGTGGGGTTTATAACATTGCATTTACATTGCCAGTAGCCCATCGCCCACAATATAACATGCGCTTTGCCGTACCTTTCTTTTATGGGGGTACTGGAAGTATTACTTCATTTAATAACTGGCACCATGCAACGGTATGTGTATTCCAAAATGGTGATGTGACCTTAATTTATACACCCGGAACCGCGCCTTTACCGGATATTACAATCGATTTAGCAAGCGTTCAATTTGATATTGTATAATGTCAGGCAAATACACATACGTTATTCCCGTTACTCTTACAGCAAAGAGTAATGAAACCTATATTAATAAGCGTGAATACCTTGTAAAGGAATGTGAACCGCTTATTGCTAATACAAAGGATGATCTATGGAATGCTACAAAATGTCCGAATGATGGATGTTATTGCCAACCGTATAAGGATGGTGACATCATTTATATGCAGTATAACAAAACCAAGTCTTTAAATAATTATACACATATTATAGCCCAGCTTGTTGATAACTCGACAGATGAGCCGTTTTATATTTCAGGGGCTTTGGTTGAACAGGAAGGAACTGATGCCGATGATAACGAGTATCTGAATCTAATTATAAACACTCAATATTTAGAGGGCCAATGCTTTTATGTTCGCCTTACTTGCTATGACTGTGTTCCTGACCCGGCTGTTCACGAAGCTTGTGTTAATAGTCAAATTGCAAACGGTGTAGATCCGTTACAGGCTCAGGTCAATTGTTTAAATGAAGAATGTCCGGCACCTGTGAATTTTATTAGTGAGCCTTATTGTTTAGTAGGTGACTGCCACCAAAAAACTGTTCAGCTTGTTGGGTATTATCCGCAATACGATTGTGATGGACGTTATTACAAGACTTTTGAAAGCGCCGTGACCAATAGTTATACGGCCTCTGTTAGGATATATGGTACACTTGAATGGTACGATCATACAACCGAGGAAACGCTTGTTAACCGGGTACGTACACGCGCGCGAGGCATAGACAAGTTCAGGCTAAGAACACCTAAGATTCCGCCGTATGTAGCCCGTCAGATAGCGAACATATTGGACAGCCAAAACATTTATGTGGACGGCGTGGAATATAAAGGCGGTACTAAAATGAGCAAGGATTTCGATGAAGGCGGAAGCTGGATATTAACAATCGACCTTTATCGCGAATGCTCTGAAAACAATTTTTCGTGCGTATAATTAAAAATATTATATTTGTTTCATTATTTAACCTTAAAACTTCTGAACAATGATTTGTAAACCAAACTGTGTAGGCTCAATCCCACGAAATGATTGGGTTAATTCCTGCAAAAAGAAAACCCGTAAAGGTGGCATCGCTCGCTTAGTATTCTTGGTTTGCGACGCGGATTTCGTTTTACCCAATTCAGGTGCTTGGACCAATGTTGATAACTGGATTTATGCGCTGTGTCAAAACAGAGTATTTATTTCAGGGCCGATCTTAGGTCAAATGCCAAAGGGTTCATTCAATAAAAAACGCTTCGATAGCTGTTCACCTGAAAAGGTAGTGTCAGGAAGCCAAACAATAACTTTCTTAGATTACAATGCTGATGATGAGGCGTTAATCGACTTCTCATTTTGGAAAGGCATTGTTGACAATAAGGAATTTTTACTTGTTGGTTGGATCACTTGCGACGAATTAGTTTACTTGTATAACGAAGATTGGGACTTAGAAGTAGGTCCAGTAATTGAAGATACAAAAGAGGGTAATACCTTCCGCGATGGTGTGGTGACAATGTCAACACTTCCAACCGATCTAATTCCTGTTAAGTGTGTTGGTATTTTGAACGCATTGGAGAGTTTCGTGACCGAAACCACATGCTATTCATAATATGACCAAAGGAATACTTCTAATTGCACTCGGATATGATGTTTACGGCTCTTACGCTTACAATTTAGCGTTAAGTTTAAAAGCAAATAACAATCATATCCGAGTTTGTCTTTTGTACGAGCCAAGCGCCGTATCTAAATTAACCGAAACAGAGCTATCGTTTTTTGACGATATGATTCTAATTCCAGCCGAAGAATACAAAAACGGCCAGTATCACAGGGCTAAACTTCTCGCCCACAAATACACTCCATTTGATTACACCGTTTACATGGATGTAGATACTATTTGGATTCCAAATAAAAACCCCGAAGACCTTGTTAACTCATATTTAGATGCTGAATTTACAATAGGCTTAAACGGTCATTATGATGTGATCGGTCAGCGCATATTTAGTAAGGCGCCACGCGGATATACATGGTGGGGGCAACCTGGAGATATGGCAAAATACTTCGGGATAAAGAACGTAGTACCTCAAACGGTTTCAGGTTACTTTGCATTTTATAAAAGCGATTACTGCAAAGATATTTTTGATAAGGCATTAATGGCATACGATGATGAGAACGCACCAGCAATAAGATGGGCAGGAGGTAAAGCAGACGAGTATTGTTTTAATGTGGCCCTTGGGCTTATTGACTATGATCAATTAACAGCCCGTGAATTGTTTTACTTCGACAAGCTTAACGGTGAAATGGAAACATCTGAGATTTACAACAAGTTTTGGGGTATTGCAATGGGAGGCCATAAAGTATCACAAAATTTAATAATTTTGTACAATAAGCTGATCGGAATATACAGCGAAGCGATGAAGATGGATAACCGACATTATTTTGTCAACAAAGCTACCGTAATACCTGATCGTAAAACCTTTTAACCATGTTTGAATTAGCCACATTCTTTAAGGACTTTTTTAAGTTACCAATACCGGAATATAAAAAACAATGGATTGCCATTTGTACTGCTATGGCTGTTCATACAAGAAAAGGCGATCCGGGTGAATTACTAAAAAAGAAGCGCCCGAACGAAACCCAAGAGGTTTACGAATACCGCTGCCACACATTTAAGCATATCACTTATGGATCAATGAATCGTGCAACCGATGAATTGTATCGTATTGTAAACGGCATTAATTACAGAATTAACGTATCAGACAAAACGCGTGAGCTTTTAAATAACAATAGTTTTTCAGGGATGCCATTTGCTTTATACATACAGCAAAGTATTCTCCGCCGAATGATTGAAGATCCAAACGGTTTATTAGTTTGGTTGCCATCAGGCCAAGGTCTTGTTGACAGCGCCGAAAAAACAATACCGGTTCCTTATGTTGTTCATTCATCTCATATTCATTACGTAGATCAAAATGCAATCGCGTTTTTATCATGCGAAAAAAGCCCCGTTATTGTTAACAAAAAAGAGGTTTATGAAGGGCTTGTATTCTATGTTTTAACCAAATCGGAGTTCTATAAAATCAAACAGGTTGGCCGTAAAGCGGACAATAAGTTTGAGAATGAACTGATCTATGAACACAAAATGGACGAAATCCCCTATTGTATTTTAGGTGGTGATAAAGCTGACGAGGGGTTTTTCAATAGTTTCTTTGCGCCTTATTTGGCATTTGGCGATGAAGCCTTAACCCAATTCAGCGACTTCCAAGCTATCATGGTTACGTCAGGATTCCCGTATATTGAAGAGTTCTTAATGGAGTGTGAGATCACTGAAGAACCAAACAAGGAAGTTCCTCCGGGAGATCAGGAAGAAACTTACAAGGCCAAAAAATATACTTGGAAGAAAATGCCGCGCTCACCTCACAACACTATTGAGCGTAAAATACCGGATTCAAATAAGGATAACGCATTTAGCGGTGATCAGATCCTTGACCCTAGTGTGCCATCGATTCGTTTTATTCAGGCCAATGTTGAAACAGCAAAACACGCTTGGGAGGTTGTAAAAGAAATGATCACATTTGCCGAAGATAGCTTACACTTGAATTTAGGTCGTGGGTTTTTATCGGGGGATGCTAAAGTAGAAGATAAGAAAAGCCAACAGGCTATGATCACTAAGATCGGGGATAATATCTTCGACAATATCATGTTAAATTCTGTTCGTTTTATTGATGGGTATTATAATTACAGAAAGCCTGATCCTGCAATTAGCATCGATAAACCAGCCACATACGACATCAAAACTGAAAACGATGTAATGGTAGAGATCACAGGATTAAAGCAAGGCAACGCGCCTATATTCTTCATTCAACAAGCCACATTAGACCTTGCGGCAAAACGATTTTCAGGAAATAAGTTAATGCTTAAAATGATGGATATATTAATTATGTCCGATCCGTTATTTGTTTATACTCCGGCTGAAAAACAAAACATGGTACTTGCTGGAACGGCTACAAAGAATGAAGTTATCTTAAGCCAAAATGCATTCTCAACCCTTTATAATATGTCAAAGGAAATGGGAATAGATGCTTTTATACAGGCTGACAATGCCGCGCTTGTAGATGCCTTAAACGAAAAGATTGCTGAATTTTATCCCGAAGAACAAACGCCAATTGTTTAATGTCAAAGTTTACAACAGCCGTAAATAAAGGCGATAAGATTTTCGATAATTCCGAAACGGAGTTAATTAATGCGGTCAATAAAATGGAGCCGCTTATATTCGACGAGCTTATTAAAATCCTTAATACGTTGGATGTTTCAGGTGGTAAATTAGTCACAAACAGCAAAGCCGAAAACTTCTTAATGTCGATGGATGCTAAAATCTACCGCGCATTACAAAAAGCCGATTACAATTCAAGCGTATTAAAATACACAAAGAACTTTAACCTTGTTGCTGATAATATTAAGGAGGTTCACTCGGTATTCAATAATATCAACATTACAGATGCTCAAATAAACCCTTTCTTAAAACTTGAGGTTAACAGCACCATTGATAAGTTAACGGGATCAGGAATGGCAAAGGACTTCATTAATCCGGTTAGAGAATCCTTATACCGAAACATAATGCTTGGCGCTGAGTTATCAACAGTTGAAAAAACTTTAAGGGACTTCACTATTTCAACAGCCCAAGGCGATAGTAAACTAACTCGGTATGTAAAGCAAGTAAGCCGAGATGCCCTCCAACAATTTGACGGAACTATTCAGGCCAACATAGCAAAGGAGTTAGACCTAAATGCCAAGCGGTATGTGGGTTCTTTAATTACAGATAGCCGTAAACAATGTATCAGGTGGGTAACTCAAAATGGTGGAATAATCATGCTTGAAGACCTTGCCGAAGAAATACGCTGGGCATATAATAACGGATCGGGAATGATTCCGGGCACAAATATTTATAATTTTGATGTGCTACGTGGTGGCTATTCTTGCCGTCATCGGTCTATCCCTACCATGGTATTTACTAAATAATTATTACATTTGTATCAAACCTTATAATTGTAATAAAATGACAACACATGTTAAATGTATCAACATTAAAAGCGGAGTGCCACAGATCATCTTAAAAAAAACATGGGACATGATTAATACCGAGAATCCGAAATTAGCAATGGATTTGGAGTATATGCACCAATGCGATGAGTTTGGCAATAAGCCCGAAGAATTAAAACCTAAAAAACCAAAAGCAGATGCAAACACAGGACAATCAGAATCCGATAACGGAGGCGATCAAACAAAACTTAAAAAACCAAAGGCAACTGAACTCCAAGAAAAGCTCGGAGAATAATGAGCCTCTTGACCAAACCAAAGTAAATGAATTATTTAACCTAACCCCTAAAGTATTTACACCTGTAAGAGCAATGGATGCTTGGGGACCTAAAAAAAAGTAACATGAAAAAATCAACACTTATCGCGTTTTTAATCGCAACCGGATGGACAAAAGCAATAGCCGAAAAGATTGCTGCAAACACACCTGACGAAGGAGAAGATCCAAAAGCAGAAGATACAGAAACGTGGGTATCTACATTCAAAGAAACTCAAACCGAATTGCTTAAAAACGATAAGGACTTTATTGGTGAAATCAAAAAAGGCCAGTATGCAATTGCCTCACAACAATTCCTTTCTAAAATTAAAAAACTTGTTCCTGAGTTAACATCCGATGAAATTAAGGATAAAACAACCGACGAGATCATTAATCTTGCCCTTGGTAAAATCCGCGTTAAGGGTGATTCAACTGCCCAACAATTACAAGAAGAGAACGTAAAGCTTCAAAGCGAATTAAAAAAGTTACGTGAAGAAGAAATCCCAACAATAGAAAAGCGCGTAGACGAACACCGCAATGCGATCACCATCGAAACAAAGCTTAACAAAATGATTACCAACCTACCTAAGAAGTTACGCGTGGGCGAACGTGCAGCCATAGCAACCCTTAAGGAGAAATTACAGGAAGGCCGTATTAGTGTGGGATTGGATGCTAACGGTGAACTTGAGTTCTTTAAAATGGAAGGCGATACAAAGCTTAAAATTAAGAACAAGGATAATACCGGCTTTGTGAATCCGTTGGACTTGGTAACAGAAACATTGGATGCTGAGAAGTTGCTCGAAAATAGCGGTGCTGGTGGATCTGGTGGCGAAGAAGGCAAAAAGAAGATCATTATTGAAGGCGGAGAAGACAAAAACAAAGAAGACTTATACCGCCGTTTCCCTCACTTAAAGAAAGCAGAGGAACACAAAGAAGAGCTTAAGGCCACGCTGAAAAAGACTGAGGCTTAATGCTTTGTTAATAACATTGTTAAAAAATAAAACCCCGGAAAATGCTTCGGGGTTTTTTTATACCAAAAAAGAGTTACATATTTGTATTCAAGTTTTAGCTACTTTCCGAAAAAGCTAATTAGGCGGCCAGCCTTCCAAACGGCACAACTCACATTTTATTTAACTTTTTAATTCATAGAACTCATGAAACGTCTTTTATCCATTTTAGGAGCATTACTCGTAATTTCCGGATCTATCTCCGGCGCAATTTTGCAAAGTACCGTAGTAGGTATGATCTTTGCAGCCGCAACCGACAGCCCAATTGTAGCACTTTCATCATTTGTTGGAAGCTTAACTTTATCATTTATGTTGCCTTCATCTAAAGGCAATTATGCATTTGTAACATTTACAGAGGGTATTTGTGAAAAAATACAAAGTTCTCTAACAGAAGTATTTGGAAACAATGCACCATCCTTAAAACGAACTAAAGTCGGTTTCTTAGAAGCCCTAACATCCCCACAAAATACCGCCGGTATGATGCAGATTCCTATCGATCCGGGTGATGGTAAAGAAAGAAGCGTTCGTTTAAAATATATCCAACGCGGAACTGAGGACGATATTGGGACAACTCGCCCAAGTGGTTGTGCAACTGAAAAGGAGCCAACACCTAAAGAGCAAACCGTGTCAATCACTAACGAGCTTTATACTAAGGGTATGAAGTTTAGCCAAGCGCAAATGCGTAAGCTTTGTGAAGGCGATAGCGCTTATATTGCTGGCGTGATCAACTCGCGTTTAGACCCATTCATGGTTAAGTTAAATAAGTTATTGTTAACTAACGCATCAACAAATTTCGGTAACTATTATGGTGGTTCTTCGGCTGTTAAGAATTACAACTTATTGAAAACCAATAACAGCGTGGATTACTTTGGAGAAAGTGATTTAATCGAAGACATGGAGAATTTAGATGCTTTAGGTCGCCCGATTGTAATCGGTGCTGACAAGTTAAGCCACTATGTTCGCCAAATTGGAATCGGTTGCTGTAATGCAGAAGGCCAAAACTTGGCTAATGCTGGTAACATGGACTTCTTCCACGATAAGTATGTAAGCGGTATTTTAGGAACTGACCACTTCTTAACTTTAGTACCGGGCCACATTCAGTTAATGACCTTTAACGAGAACGTTGGCGAATACGCAGAAGAAAATAAGAGTTGGAGCCACGGCACATTTATTGACCCACGCACAGGTATCAAATTGGATATTGATGTGGATTACAATAACTGTGATCGTTACTTTAGTATGCACTTCGGGTTTAAATACGAAATGTATTACTTACCGGGTAATGCCTTCACTTATGGTGATGATCTATATGGCTTCAACGGCCTATTGCATGCCAAAGCAACACAATCGTAATTTTCTGAACTTTATAACCAAAGAAGGGTTGGCCTATAACAGCCAGCCCTTTTTTATTAACCTTAAGACATGGGATGCTTAAAAGATATACAATGCGGTGGCCGGGTAATTATCGGCATCCGTGATTATAAGGATTGCACTAATCCTGAAAGCAATTTGTTTATAAATGATATTCCGGGAATTACCTTAAAGAGCGCGGCAGCAATTGCAAACGAAGAACAGATCAGTGGGTATGAGTTGTTAAAGTCTTTTACCAAAAGATCGGTTCAATTAGTATTCGAGGAGTTTTATGCTCAGGCTATTGGCCATGTTCAATTCAATGCTATTGCCGAAACCCGTAAATTAAACTATTTTAATTCAACTACATTGCCAGTTAGCGCCTCAGAACGCGGTCTTATCTTAAAGCGTTGGAGATCCGAAATGGCCCAGATACTTATTCAGGAAGTATATGTTAAAGCGGCCAATACATGCGATGTTACTGTAAAGATTATCGACGGAAACCATAACGAGGAAAAAGTTGTTCATTTAATAGCCGACCAAGAAAAAGCGGTTCGTTTTGATTATTTGGCAACCGAAGAACAAGTTAAGATCGTTATTAATAATACTTCTTTGAACGTTTACACTGGCCCAATCTCTCAGGAATATACCGGATGTAGTTCATGTCCCGGATATAACCAACAGGGGTTATACTTTTCGGGATGGAATGGAAGTTCCGAAGAATCGAAATACTTTGGCATTGGAGCGCTCGCATCGGTACGCTGTTACGAAGAAAACATCCTTTGTCAGTTACTTAATCGCATGAGCTTTTTGTTTTGGTATAAGGCAGGGATCATGTACTACGAAGAATTGCTTTCTTCAAACCGATTAAATCCAATTACGCTATATTCAAAAGAAGCTGCGATCTCTAACCTTGAAAACTTAGAGCTTAAATATCAAAAGGCTTTTACTAATTTTATACCTACAATCAAGCAATTTTTATTATCAACTAAAGGTGAATGTTTAACCTGTAATTCTTCAATTCGTTATGCAAATTCAGTCAGAGTATAGATGCTGTGGCACTCCGCTAGGAGGCTGGGGCGACAAGGCGTGTCCGGGTGGATGCCCTAAACCAAAACCACAAACAGGCGGAAGCCCGAAGCCGGGCGGAACAAGACCAAGACCGGGAACATGGGGATAAAAGGTTTTATACACGCATTGTCGGATAACGATACTATCCGTGGCGTGATCGGTTCAATAATGGCAATAGTTGTGCCATTCATTAAAGCTTTAACGCCGGTGTTTCAATTCACCGGCGCTGTGCTTGGTGTGATATTGGTTCTATATTCTATTCAACATAAGCGAATGCAAATTGAAAACATGAAGAATGGCAAAGCAAACGATAAAGGAAGTAACTCGGAAAATTGAGGCAAGTTTAGCGGACATTTCTGCTATCGAAGCTAATGCCGAAGTACTGGCAAACAATACCGCTTTGGGGGATATTACACGCCGTATTTTTAACGAAGGCAAAAGATCGGACGGGGCAAGTATCGGACAGTACAAGGTAGGGCCATATAAAAACAAACGCGAAAACGCTGGTAGGCAAACTAACTTCATTGACTTTCAATTTTCGGGTGATCTGTTTTATTCGATACAAGTAGGCAACCTCAACGGCAAACCAGCCGTAGGGATCATAAGCCAAAAGGAAGCCGACATAAGCGAAAGCCTTGAGAAACGATTTGGGACTGTATTTCAGGCGAGTGATGAGGAAAGACAAATAGCACTTGAAACAGCGAGGGACTTTACCTTCAACAAACTTAAAGAAATAATGAAAACATGGTCTTAGATATTATCGATTACATAGGCGACAAACTACTTGCGGCAAACCCTTATATAGAGGCTTTTGCCGCAAACTGCATTAAGTTAAAAAAGGGTCAAATTGTTAATTTTGTTGGGGAAGAAAAGCAGAATTTTGGGCCTTCGGATATTATCGGGATTGCCTCTTATGCTCGTATAACTTCGGGAATCACTTATACAGACAATCCAAAAAAGATGTTTTCAGATAGCCCTGCGGTTAAAGGCAGCATGGATTTTAGAATTGTGTTGTTTCAAATAGGGCGTACGCCAAAACTACATCCTGTTAAAGCTGAGAACAAACTTTGGGCAGATCTTTATCGTATGAACTTTACTACCTATACAGGTGTCGAAGAAGAAATAAAGGTTAGTGTTAAAAGCTCAGCCCTTGACTTTTCGGAGGCTTTCAGAGTAGAAGTAGGAAAAGACTACACAATCCCAACCGATAGCGTTATCATTGCCCTGAATTGTAATTTGGCATGGTTAGCAAATCCCGAAGATTGTGCTGAAAACTGCAATGTATTTGTTGACCCATCTAAATGCTAAAAGTTGTATATTTATAAAAATTTAACTCAATGAATTTAACAATAGGAAAAACAGGCGTAACAACAAAGAATGCAGACGGGAATACTGTTTTGGAAATTGCTCACGGTTTGGGTGTTAGGCCTGACTACGTTTTAATTACGTTCGACGATCAGACAGCCGCAGCACAGCGTAACTACTCATGGGCAATTACAGAAACTTATTTAACTATCACGTGGGTATCTGCCCCTGTTACTCCTTTTAATGTACATTGGGAAGTTAAAGTAAACCAAGAAATTTACAGCTAATGGCAAAGTGTGGAAATAGAAATAATTTTTGCTCAAACAAAATAACTTACGATACTCAAAGGGGGGCGATCTATGTCGAACCCGATTATTACGATATGAAAAAAGACACATTCACAGCCTTTACTGGCACAGCTATTGCGCTAACTAACGCGCTTAATTTTATAGTCGGCGTATTTGTTAACGGCGTTAGATACGAAGAGGGTATTGATTTTACCGTTTCGGGAACTAACATTACATTTGTCGAAACACAAACCGATTCAACAGTAGTAGTTATTTACTTTTAAACCAAAAAACCATGAAAAAGATCATCTTACTTTTATTAGTATCGTTTGGGCTAAGTGCTCAACAAAAAATTAAGTACAAACAAATGGAAAACCCTGCGACAAGCAGTGTTAATATAGGCACACAGACTTTTAGTGTATCTACTATTACGGGTTCTATAACAATGGGAACAGGTACTGTTGTGGCGAACACAACAACTCTTGGCGCTGTTAGGATTAAACAAGGCAGTAGTTATTTGGATTTAGGCGAAAATGCAGCCGGAGAATTTTGTATGTGGGGAAACCAAAGCCCAAACGCAGCTACAAATTACCTAATTAAACAATCGGGGCCAGCTACGGTTATTTTCAATACAACATCAGACATGAGATTTAATGTTAGTAATAATATCATAGCGAGATTTCAAGCAGGAAGTACTAGTTTTTATACAACATACAAAACAACAATAGGTAGTTCAACATTAGGATCAGCAACTCTTAACGTAGTTGGCAACGTAAGCGTAAGCACCACATTTACAAATGCAGGTAATTTTTTAGGTCAAAGTAGTATTACATCATCGTCTAAGACAAGTGGGATTGGTTACGCTGTCGGTTCAGGCAGTACAGTAACGCAAGCAACAAGCAGAACAACGAGTGTGGTTTGTAATTCTGCAACTGGTCAAATTACTTTGGTTAGTGCGGCGGGTTCTACTTCTTGGCAAACATTTACTGTTTCTAGTACCGCTGTTGCGGTAAATGATGTCATTATAATTAATCAAAAGTCAGGCACGGATTTAAACGAAATACACATAACAGCAATAGCAGCAGGAAGTTTCAATATAACATTTAGAACAACTGGAGGAACAACTGTTGAGCAGCCCGTCTTTAGCTATGCTGTTATAAAAGGTCAATCTAATTAATGAAAATAATTTTAGCACTGATACTGTCACTTAATTTTTGCTTCGCGCAGGATCACGGGACATTTAAAAACCCGAAGTGGACTGACTATGATTGGCACGTTAATGTTACGGGTAATATAGCAGCACAAACAACAAGCTCTTTTTATTTCCTGACCGGGCGCAAAGGATTGAGCGCATTGTTAGGCTCAGTGTTTGCAGCATTTATTAGTATAGTTGGCAAAGAATACGTTTACGATAAGCTAATGGGGCGCGGTACATTTTCATTAAAAGACATTGACGGTGATGTTACCGGAATAGTTCTTTACACGCTACCTGAAATGGGGGCTATTGATACGTGGGAAAGGAAACGATTAAGAATTGACACATTACAATTTCAAAACCTAAATAAACCATAAGACATGAAAAACGAATGGCTAAAAACAAACATCGTAGAAATACTTGCTTTAGGGGCTGTATTTCAATTCCTTTTAATAAATCTATTGATTTTATTTAAGGCTGTAAAAACAAGTGAGAACACAACGATCATCATTCTTACAAGTTCGACGAATGTAATGATTATGGTCATGGCTTATTATTTCGGTTCGAGCAAGGGAAGCAAGGACAAACAAACTAAATTAGACGAACAGGTAAATCCGTAATGTTCTACAACGTAAACACATCTAAGTCTTTAACGGCTAAAACTAGCATAGCTCCCCTCGCGGAGCTTAATTGCGTTTTGGTGTATAACCGTTTTGCTAACATGGGAGCTAATGTTGGCGTTGGCCCTGATATGGTTGTAAGCGACATTGGTGCCACAGAAGAAGACATCCTTTCCGCCCCTGCCCATGAAAATCAAATGTTCGATGTTTGGGGTATTTCTGTTTACAATGGGAATAACGAAGACCATGTTTTAACTATTTATTCTAAGGATTCGGGTTCGGGGCTTTCAACTCCTGTTTACAAATGCGATTTACGTGCATACGAGCGCTTAGAATACACAAGGGATCTGGGGTGGGTAGTTTATGACAAATACGGAAATAAACGTCCTGAGATCACAGGAAGGGTTTTAGAACAGAAAATTCCGGGTGCTGTGTTAACCGATCTTTATGAGGTTCCTGAAAATAAACGAGCTCGTGTTGGTGTTACTATTTGCAACCGAGATGGTAATGGTAAGTCATTTAGAATTGCTTTAGCCAAAAATGGTGAAACAGATTACCCTCAACACTATCTTTATTATGACCATGTATTAATTGCTAACGAAACTCACGAAGCCGACATTAACTTTGAAATGGTGGCCGGTGATGTTATACGTGTTTATGGGTCAACATCGGATATAGTATTTACTTGTAACGGTATAGAATATTAATTATGACTTGCTGCAAAACATATTTAGGGGATTATCCCCACAACGAGCCGGTAAACACCGGGATTACAATGGGTGATCCAACTACCGACATCGGCGATTGGGTTGTTTTGCTTGACTTTCAAGGCTCTAAAATTAAAAAGGTAGTGGCTATGACCGGCCCTGATGATGAATTAATCATACCTTTGCCATTCAATGAGAACTACAATTACAACCTTACCATTACAAAGCCGGATGGTAGTTTATATCAAACCGCTGACGGTTGCACTAATTTCGGCTTTAAAACCTATGTTTCAATAACCCCCGATTGCAATGGAAGTGTATGCGACAATTATTCTAATGGTGTTTATAGTTAGTGTACTGGCTTGGATTAACACCCTTTTTTCTTATTTATTGGATTACTGCTTTTGGGATGGATCAATATTCCAAAGCTATTTGCCTTGGTTGGCTGAAATGAACCTTGATATTATCGAATGGAATGAGGTTCAAATGCTACCAAAAGAACAGCGAAAAGCCGAATACATTAACCGGGCACAAAGCAAATTCTTTTATAAGGTATTAGGCGGATGTATCGTTTGCACAAACGTTTGGCTATCATTTGGGACATTTTTTGTCCTCAGTCTTATTTTGAATATCGAATGGTATTATATTATCCCTTACACAGTTAGTAGTTCTTTCTTCCTCAGAAAGATTATTGGACACTAATTGTTAATAACTTTCTTTTTATAACATTTGTTGTATTTGTTGTTTATGTTACATTTGTAACAAAATAAACCAAATGAGTAAACCACAACAAAACGTTAGATACAGATACTTCACCGAGGAAGGTGTAGGCAATCGCTATTTTATTAAACTACCCGATCAGGAAGAAGAAGAATCTACCTTCGTGGATTATTGCAGGGCATTAATACTTCCAACAGCCCAAAAGCTGAATCCGGTGTTTACGATCAATTCCTCTAAGTTTGAGATCACTCTTGAGAATTACCAAAAAATTTATAAATCATGAAATCAGAATTCCGAGAACACATGGAAAAGCAGGGCTACAAAAAGGAAAGCTCTTGGGATCTGTTTGTTTATGCAATAATCGCTGTGGTCTTGGGAATCGGTTTCGCTATACTAATACTATTAATTTTAATCTAATGATACCAAAAGGACACAAAGAATGTAAGGAATGCGATGGCAAAGGCGTTATCGAAGTTCAGGAATACAAAGACGCTCCGTTTGAATACGACATGTGTCTTTCCTGCCACGGTGAGGGCATAATCGAAATGACCGATGAGGAAATAGAAATGGAACGAGAGGCGAATATTGATGCCGAAGCCGAATTAAACAACGAATGTTAATAATAATTATTACATTTGTTACAAATATTATAAAAACAACAATAAATTTGTAAAATAAAACCAAAGATATGTCAGCAAAGAAAAAAACATTAGCACAACCGGTTGTAAAAGAAACAACGGGAATCACTTTACAAGTACCGTCATTATTATACTTTAATATCAAAGGTAAAGCGGATACTTGCACTTTAAACACGGGAAGCAAGAAAACAATTCACGATAAAATGATCGATGATTTGTATAAGGCAAATCCTGACTGTAAAAGAGAGTAATACAATGTAACCCCCTAAAAACCACAATATGCAAACAGAGTACAAAATCCAAAGAGTTCAAATTAAGAACTTTAAAAACATCGAAAATTTAGAACTAGACTTACAGGGCAAATCAATATTCCTGATCGGAGATAATGCGCTTGGTAAAAGTTCGATCATTCAAGCCATTTGGGTAGCACTTAGCAATAAGAATAAGCCCAAAGAACCAATCCGCGAAGGTGCTGACAAGGCCGAGATAATGGTTGTAATTGGTGCGGACGGCAAAGAATATCAGGTAAAGAAATCATTTACTGAAAAAACTGAGAAGCTTGAGATCACAAGCCCCGAAGGTTTCAAAACTGAAAAGCTTGAGAGCCTTGCTAAATTAGTTGGCGACATTAACTTCGATGTATTGAAATTCGTTAACCTTGTAAACACAGCGGATGGCCGGAGAGAACAGGTTAAAATGATAAGAAGCTTCTTAACCGAAGAAACCAATGCCAAGATCGATGCGATTAACGAGAACATTAAGAACATCGAAGACAATCGCACGGAGCTAAACACAAACATTAAGCGATTAAAAACCTCCATCGAAAGTCAGGAGATCACGCCAACAGAACGCGAAACCTACAAAGATGTTGTAGTGGTTGAACACCTGATTAAGCAACAAGAAGAAGCGCAAAAGATCATTTCTAAAATTGAAGAATCAGAGCGCGAGATTATTCACCAACAATCCACAATAAAAACCCTTGACAAGCAAATCGAAGAAGCTGAAAAGGCGTGGAAGAATTTGGTACAACAGCAAATTGAAAGACAGCAAAAGGTTGACGGCCTAACGCGAGAACTTGAAAATGCCGTGAAGCCGGAAATTGAACCGATCAAACAGCAAATCATCAATGCTGGGAACCATAACGAAATGGTTAAGAAAATCAAAGCGCTTGACGAACAGAAAAACACTTACGTAAACGCCGTAGAAAAATACAGATCATTGGGCGAGGAACGTGAGGCCAAGAACGCGGAGAAAGCTAAGTTAATTTCTGATAGCAAGTTACCTATTGAACATTTAACTTTCGACGAAAACGGATTGTATCTAAAAGGCATTCCACTCGACGAAACACAACAAAGTACATCCGAATTAATGGAAGTAGGCTTTAAGTTGGCAATTGCAAAAGAGCCAAATGTTAGAATCGTTCAGGTTCCTAGAGCCGAAAGCCTTGGCGCTAAACGCCTGAAAGACATGATGGAATTTGCAAAAGCTCATAACTTCCAAGTATTCTATGAGGAAGTGCAACGCGGTCAAGAAGAGTTAAAAATCGAATACGTCGAAGAGGTTTAAATGTTAAGGGGGGCATCTCGCCCCCCATTAACCCCCTAATAGTATGCAATAACAATCATAGCAAACCACCAAACAAATATACACTTATGGCATTGAAAATCAAAAAAGCATCTGATACCATCGAATGCGTATCAATTAAAGCGCTCCTTTATGGAGAGCCGGGAATTGGTAAAACTACCTTATCCCTAACATCACCAAACCCATTATTAATCGACTGCGATCTTGGTATTCGCCGGGTAAGTCCTCAGTTTAGAAAAGACTACGTAGAGGCAAACAAATGGGAAGACATTGCCGACTTGGTTAACAATCCGGTTGAGATCGCTAATTACGATACTTTAGTAATCGATACGGTTGGTAAGCTACTTGAGTTAATGGGCACCAAAATTATAGCCGATAACTTTAAATTAGGCTCTAAGACGGGCGGTTTAACGCTTCAAGGCTACGGAACCTTACTCGCGGAGTTTAGAGCGTTTAACGCCAAATTAACGCGTATGGGTAAAAACGTGATCTACTTAGCTCACGACAGCGAATTTAAAGACGGTGATAAAACCAAACTCCGCCCTGACATTACCGGCAAATCTATGGGCACAGTATTACGTGAAATGGATCTTGTTGGATATATGCAGAGCCGGAATAACGAACGTACTATTTCTTTCACTCCAAGCGATACATATTATGGTAAAAACACCTGTGGTCTTTCAAACGTGATCAGTATTGGCGACATGAATAAGGAGGCGATTAAGCCTATGACTGATATTTTTAATCACTTCAAAAAGATGATCGACAGCCAGTCTGAGATCATGGCTAAATACGCCGTATTGATGGACACAGCCGATAAGCACATCGAAGGTGTAACGGATGTTAAAACGGCTACCCAAGTATCTGAAACCTTAAAATCAGTTGAAGAAATTTGGGACAGCAAGACTGTGATCAGAATTAAGTTCCAAGAGAAGCTTAACGAGCTTGGTATCAAATGGAATAAAGAAAAATCTGTATTTGAAAAGGAGGGCAAAAATGTGGGAAAAGATTAAACGAAACCGAGGGGTGCTAATTTACGGCACCCTTGGTTTAACCTTCTATGTATGGTTAGCCATTAGCTACGACTGGAAACTTCCTTTGGGGATCTGCTTATTAACATTATTCAGTTCTCAAGTTTGGAAGCGATTGTAAACATTAAGGTTAGCCCGTCTTTGTTGGATGCGTTTGATAATTATTTAACCGGCAAGTATAACGAAACCGAAGAACGCCTTTTGGATAAGATAAATAAAAAAGCCGAATACCAACAAACCGAAGCCATGCACATGGGTACGGCGTTTCATGACCTAACAAGAACTGGCCCGGAAAATTGCCAAATAGTACGCGACAAAAAAATTGGTTACTGTTATCGGTTTCATTTTTGGGACTTCAAAAAAGACGTTGTAGATGAGGTTTCAGATCTCCGTAAAGGATTATTCCACGAACAATATGTAAGCCGGGATATTGAAACCAAACATGGGATTGTTAGACTTTACGGCTATGTTGATGACATCGGAAACGGGATCATTCAAGATGTTAAAACCACAAAGCAATACCGTGGAGGCATAAGCTACTACGATGCTTGGCAATGGAAGGTTTATCTATACTGTGCGAATTCATACGTTTTTAACTACATAATAACCGATTACACGAATGTTTACTCCGAACAGTACCACAACGGCCCACACATCAAAGAGGTGCTTAAATCGCACGTGAACAGGTATTGTGAGTTTATTAACGATAACAAAGAAAAAATTGATTTAAAGCTTGTAACTATATGAAAACAGATAATCGGGAATGGTTGGGTATTTGGATCCCCAAAGAAATATATTTGAATCAGGATGTTTGTTGGAGTGCAAAGATAATCTTTATGGAAATACATTCATTTACAGCAAACGGGAAAGAATGCTATATTTCAAACGCACACCTAGCAGAATTCTTGAATATTAGTGAAACTCAGGTATCTAAGCACATAAGTACCTTAATTGAAAAAGGCTGGATTAAACAAACTTCTTTTGATGGAAGGAAGCGATACCTTCAAAGCTGCCTTTCATCAGACTTCAAGGCAGACTTGAACCAAACTTCAAGGCAGAGTTCAATTGAATTTCAAAGCAGCCTTGAAGAAAACTTCAACCATACTAATACAATTAATAATACAGATACTAAAACATCTACTACTTTTGCCGATTCCAAAAAATCGGCTAAAAATGATGAAGATTACAAAATTTCTGTGGAAGCCTATTTTACCTTCTATGAAAAAAAGTCCGGCATGAAACCAAAGTTTGACGGTGTTGATGGAAAAGCTTTAAAGTCAGTTTTAAAATTTCTTCAAAAACTTGCTGACGAAGGCGGAAACGTTCACACCAAATCCGAGTTATTAAAAATCATTTTTGATAACTGGACTAAGATCGAACCTTGGCTTCAAGAAAGATTCACAATCCGGGATATAAATACTAACTTGAATAAAATTTTAACAAATCTTAAAAATGGAAAAGCAAACGCAACTGATCGTAGTAAAACCGACCTTGCCAATTATGCTCAAGAGCTTACAGGAAAGAGATATTAGAACCCTGCATAAAGAGTTTGGAAACCTAACAACAGAAATTATTTTAAAGGAATCCGAACAGAGGGCTAACTTATTTACTCTAATGAAAGACAGCGAAGCAGACTTGGACAAAGTACTTAAATTATTACTTATTGATTTAGCCAAATCTGTTAACGTAGTTAGGAACCTGAACCGTGAGCAAATTGAGGAACTGGCAATGTACATACCAGAAGAATTTAAAAGCCTAAAGCTTGAGGAAGTTTATATCGTAATGAAGCGATTTAAGACCGGCCAAGTTGATTTAAGAGATCGGCTGGACGTTGACACCGTAATGAGAGAATTTAGGCGTTATTTTGATGAGAGGTGTTTAAAAGCCGCTAAAATAAATAATGAATTTCATATCGCAAACAAAGCACTTGGAAGCGGAAAGAGATCGAGCGATGATGTGAAAACCGAAAGGGATAAAAACCATCAGGCTAATTTGAATTTTGAATTAAGCAAAGTATTAAAAGAAACAAAACCAAATCAGGAATTATGAAACAACGTGTATTACACTTAAGCCTTAAAAAAGAGCCATTTGACGTAATGGTGACTGGCGAAAAGGACTGCGAATATCGTAAGCAATCCAAATGGATTGAAAGCCGACTATTTAATAAAGACGGCACAGAAAAACAATATGACGTTGTAAAACTTACAAATGGTTACGGTAAAGACAAACCGCAATTCGTAGCCGAGTATAAAGGCTTTATTCAGTTAGGCGGAAATGTTGGAACTATGAAATATAGCAACGGTTTTGAAGTTGAATTGCTTTCTGGTGATTATGTGATTTACTTGGGTAAAATAGGAATAAGAAGAAATATATAAATTGTTAATAACTTTTATTTTATAATATTTGCAACATATACAATAAACACTACATTTGTAATAAATATAACAAACCCACCCCAAATGAAAACAAATGAAACAATCATCAGTCGCCTAAAGAAAGCAGGTGTAAATCTGATAAAAAAAGCTGACGAGGCTTATCTCGAATACAATGGCAGAATTACTATTTTGCCAAATCCAAAGTGTTATGTAACCGTGTGTAAAACACAGTTCGGAGTAATGATCTAATTAAAACCCCCCTGATGGAATAATGGTTAAACGAAGTTCAGAAGTCGTATTAAACCGGATGGGGGCCTTTTAAATCATGAAGAATCACACAAAAATCTATATGCAGTATTTCGGGTATCAGATACCAGAAGATGCAATTTGCGAAATGCCCGGATGCGGACTTCCTTGTGTTGATATTAACCACATAGAAGCAAGAGGAATGGGTGGAAACCCAAACGGTAGCAAAGATTCAATCGAAAACTTAATGGGAATGTGTAGGGCTCACCATAATAAACATGGTGATGTTCGAGCCGACAAACCAATGTTAAAAAAAATTCACTTAAAATTCATGCAAGATTATGGCGTTAACAGATCATGACAGAATAAAATTCGGTGCCCATAAAGGTAAGCCGCTTGGAAATATTGAGCCGTCATATTTTGAATGGCTATATAACAATCATAAAGTTACACCTGATATGAAAGAGTACATCGAAAACCGTCTTAATATACCACAACACAAAAGAAAACAATGAGAATTTTAATTTTATTTATAGCGCTTCTTTGCTCATGCAGCAAACAAGTAAAGCAACCGATCAAAGCGAACGAATTAAAAACTTGCAATGATTTTGCTGGAACGTGGATCTGTTTAAACGATACCTCAATTAAAGATTCTTTAGTTATTGAAGTCAGTAAGCAGATAGGTGATACAACTTATTACAGGTCGAATATGCCTTTTTTTGATTCGGTACTAAAACACAAATGCCCTTATAAATGGCAAGACGATTACTTGCATTTGATGGTTAACAACAAAGAATATTTATTCACTTACCAACACTAAAATGAAAGCTATTAAGATTCTATTTGTAATGTGCCTGATCGTACTGATATATGGAAACGCTGTAAGTCCGGCTAAAAAGCCAAAGAAATATAAGCGCGTTCATTCACAAGGCAAATTAAAAATTGTATTCGGTGGACGATCTCCGAGCACTATTGATCACTAACGGTTTGCAGATTGGCGGTCGTTTTAATGCCGCCAATGTGCTGTTATGCTTAGTATTTTAAACTTATAGCGAGGGAATTATTAACTAATAAACTATAAACAAAATGATTGAAAAAGCAAAAGAATATGCGATTGATTGCCACGATATGACGGCACACCAATACGATGGAAAACCTTACGATACACACTTGCAAATGGTGTTTGATACCGCTAAGAAATTTATACACTTAATACCTATTGAACATCAAGAAGATGTATTGGCTGCGTGTTGGGTTCACGATGTGATTGAGGACTGCCGACAAACTTACAATGATGTAAAAGCAAAAACAAATGAAGCTGTGGCAGAATTGGCTTATGCACTTACAAATGAGAAAGGCAGAACGAGAAAGGAAAGAGCCAACGACAAATACTATGAAGGTATTAAACAAACACCATTTGCAACTTTTATAAAGGTTTGCGATAGGATTGCCAACTATGAATACTCGAAGCAACAAGGTAGTAGAATGGCTGAAATGTATGAGAAAGAAATGAGTGGCTTTGTGGCAAAATTATACGATGCTAAATACGAAGAACTATTTAACTACCTAACTGGTGCGGTGGCAAAAGTTTAAAATATTGAGCATAACGCTCTGCATATTTATGTCAGGCCGTTTATTTGGCATACTTTGACCTATGAAATGATACAGAAACTTTTAAATTTTTAGCGATGGAAATAACACTTGAACAACTGGAAGACCTACTGAAACAGCAAAAAGACATAGTTATTGAGAAGCTGCTCCATTCATCATCATATTACAATGGGGACAACACACCGGGCAGAATGAACACTTTGAATATAGATGAACCAAAGTTCATTGAAACCGGAAGAAGAACCCCATTACCAAATGATGTTGAAGTTCTCAAAAAGTATCTGAGCGGTGGCAAAAAAATTTAAAAGTTTCATGCACACACTAACTACAAATAGATGCACTAAGGCTTGCATAAATATGCTTGTTAGCGGTTCGTTGCCGCACCAATCATTTAAAATTTTAACGCAAGCCTTCGCTGCAATGACCGCTAACGTTACTCGTGTATGTGTAGAGCTAACTTTAAATAAAATAATATGAATAGATGTACAGTTATTGATTTACTAGAAGATGAGTACGGCATAAAGCCGGAAAACTTGACAGAACGTGAAAAAGCGATAATAGGGTTATGTACAAATCAGTTTATTGACAATGAGGAAGAGGCTTTACACATACACGATGTTGTAGGGCGAAGCGAACAGTTACCGCCAAGAAAAATAACTAATAAAGAATATAAATATTTAATGAAGTCTCTTTACCAAAAAGACAACAGCAAACGATTTAGGCGGTAATTGCCTACAACGTTTTGCAGCTAACCGAAGGGCGCATTTTTAAGCGGTTAGTTTGTGCGCCTTTTGGTTAGGTGCTGTTAGTGGACTGTTAAATTTTAAAAAAGAAAAAAAGAGATGGCGTGCGTAGGCAAAAAAACAATGCTAATAAGTTTTAGTGGTGGTGCTACATCAGGATTTATGATGTGGTGGTTACTAAAAAACAAAAGCAATGAGTATAATTTTATAATAGTATTTGCTAATACAGGCAGAGAAAATGACGAAACACTTTTATTTGTAAAACAATGTGCTGAAAATTGGGGAATTGAAATTGTTTGGATTGAAAGTATGATTACAGGAGATGTAAGAAAAGGAACAAACCACAAGGTTGTAACTTATGAAACAGCAACACGAAAAAATGATTGGAGATTTAGAGATGATACGCCTTATGAAAAAATGATTAAGAAGTATGGAATACCAAACATTGAGAACCGATTTAGCACAAGAGAATTGAAAGATAGACCAATTACAAGTTATATGCGCTCACTTGGTTTCAAAAACGGAAGCTATGAAACTGCTATTGGTATTAGAGTAGATGAGTTTGATAGGATGAGTGAAAGTGCAAAACAAAGGCATTTTGTTTATCCACTAATTAGTTGGAAACCGTTTACTAAAAAGCACGTAAATTTTTGGTGGGCGCAACAACCATTTAAACTACAACTAAAAGGCTATTGGGGAAATTGTGTTGACTGTTACAAAAAGTATTTACATAAATTGTATGCGATAGCGCAAGAAAGCCCAGAAGAATTTGATTTTGCTATTGCGATGGAAAAGAAATATGAAAACTATTTACCCGAAGGAAGAAGAAAAGCATTAGAGAAAAAAGGTAAAGAGATACCGCCACCGCCATACAGATTTTACAGAGAAAAGAAAAGTGCTTTTGAAATATTGGAAATTAGCAAAACATTTACAAAAGTAATGGTTGACGATAGTTTAGATACAAATGTGCAAAATGATTTATTTGAAGATGATACAGAAAGTTGCGAAGTATTTACAAATTGTGGTGAGTAAAAACCTTTTCACAGTTTTGAAAAAACTGAAAGAGTGCGTGGGCTTTTTCTTTTTTAATAATTTAATTGCCACTAACGGTTCGGGTATTGCCGAAGGCAGGGATTTCCAAGACAAAAGTTTCAACCTTGCACAAATACCCAATAGAAGTACAAACGATTAATTAACCGAGAATGCCCTGCTTTTGGCAATACCT